AGCCCATCTCCATCGCCTTGGCCTCTACGGCGTTGGCACTCAGTAAAACGCCAAACTTACGCAACGGCTCGGACTCGCCTCTAAGCCCTGCGGCTAGAGCTGTAATTGCTTCATCGACGGAGGTGTTATTGAAAGAGGCAAGGTCGGCGGCTAAGCCAGTTAGGTCGGTGCTAAATGTAGCCAGTTCCGCGCCAGTAAGTCCGGCAGATTGTCCCAAGATTGCAAAATTGCCGGCGGCTTCAAGAGCTGCGGTTTTTGATAGTCCTAGAGCTTGGTCGGCGGTTGCTGCCCATGCTTGGATTGCTTGTGCGCTACTGCCAAAAATTACGTTAGATTTGGAAATTGACTCGTTAAGGTCGGACGCGGACTGGACTACTTTGAACCCTGCGGCGGCTACTCCCGCAAACACTAGAGTCGCTTTACGACTTAATTGCTCTAACTGCCCGCCAAACTTTTGGAGCTTTGTCTGAGCCTCGCTTAAGCCTCTACCTAATCCACTGGTGTCGGCTTGGAGGAGGATTGTTAACGGACGGCCTATGCCTTTAGCTGCCATTAGTAATCACGTCCCCTATTCCAATCATTCATGAGCTTATTTGCTGCCTTGGTCCATGAAGCTATTGCCGGTTCGTAATAAGTTGCGTCGGCAGTGTCAGTCCATCCCGGTCGAATACCCTCGGCCCAAAATTGAGTCTTGCCGGACCTTGCAGTGTATTGGCCCTTAATAGTTCCAAAACGAATCATATTGGGAGTCGCTCCACCCGAATAAACGCCGCGTCCAGTATTTGCCCTTGGGTTTGTGGGATTACCTCTAACGCTGTATTTGGTTGAGTTGCCAACTTTTACAGATGGGACGCGATCTTGTTTTGTCCTAATCGTTGCGTTCAATTTTTGAGCGTATCCGGGAGCGTGTGAGCTGATTGCAAACTTGATCGCCGGCACCATGATCGAGTCGGCAATGTATTCGGCCTCACGTCTCATGTCGCGATTGACGACTTTTTCAAAACTTCCCAAAGCGTCTAGGATGTCGCGTAGCTCGCCTTGGTCGACAAACTCGCCGCCGGTGTAATCTGCCACGTCATCCTCTCTTATACATCTCGTTACGAACCTCTAAAATGGTCCCTAGCATTTCCCAATCTAAATCCGAGAGCTCGACCCGGATCGTACCGTCAACGGCAAGAGCGGCTATTGTTCGTCCGATGCTGCCGCTTGGGTGGGGTTTGGCTCATCGATCCCTACAAGCTCAATCGATTCCAACTCATTAACCCAAGCCTCAAACTTGTCGGTCGTTTGGCCGGTGCGGTTTAACACGCTCCACGCCATCGCCATCAAGTCCTCGAACCCTAGATTGACTTTGATCTGGTCCTCGCCATCTACCCGACGGACCTCATACAAGTCAGTCATTTTGGATTTTGTAATCCGTTCCCACTTCATGAGATCCGCCGGTAGCGTGACGATGTTTAGTTCGCCATTTTTTTGGTGATTTAGTTTTATGTTGATTTTCATCTTGGTCCTGATCCTTTTCGATTATGCTCGGGAAACTGCGCCGTCTACAACAACGAAAGAGATCGAGGTTGTAAGAGCGTCGGTAGCTGCTCCGCCTGATGTTGGGAATACTGGGAAAACGTCACCGGTGAAAACGGATCCGTTAGCGTCAAAGCTGAAAGCGATGCCAGTGTCACCGGCTGCGCCGGCTGCGTCAAATAGAGCTTCGCAAACTGAGGCCGGTGATGTGCTGCCCCAATCCTGGTATAACTCTACGTCTAGGGTCGCGGTGTAGTCGATTGTCTTGTATGCGCGACCTGCAAGAGTTTCCAAGACTTGCTGGTTTGGTGTAACTGTAAGAGTTACAGATGCGGCTACGTCATTATATACGTCGCCATCAATGGTCAAGGATAGGTCCCGACCTGTTACATATTCGAGTGCCATTTTGGCTCCTTATATAGTGACATCGATTGTGATGTCGGTTGTCAACAAGTCAGTCGGTCCGACTTGCGAGATTTTGGGTTGAGTGAAATCGCCGATCCCAATGCCGGTTGGAAGTTCGCCCAAAACGATTTCGATCATAGTCTCAAGATTAACTAATGCGGCCTGATTGTCATTAGCTGCCACGCATAGGGTGACATCAAAGTTTCCGCCCAATCGTGGCGAGCTGCCGATCGATTTGATTTCAATGTACGGAGAGCCCGGGACTAGCACGATACAAGGTGTCGTCATGTTTTCGGCGGGGTAGGCGTAAACGATGTAGCCGGTTGCCTCTAGTGCAGTTTTTAGGGCAGTCCGGGCGGTTGTAATGTCTCCCATTATCCGACCATGCTCTCAGGGTCCCGATAGCCCGAAATGAGTCCAGCAACGCGGGAGACAAGACTTCGGCCCATTCGGTAAGGAATACCCGGGGCAAATGTTGCATCGTTAGCGATGCCCTGCGCGCTTTGTCGAGCGTTCCACAGGTCAACGGCAATCATCAACGCGGCCTCGCGTATTTGAGGGATGTCATCGTAATAAGACTCTTGACCATTTAGCACACAATCGCCGTCCGGCTTATTAACGCGCTTGACGACGTCTGCCGATGTGATGGTCGCTTGAAATTGACGATCGTAAACTTTAGTAATAGTTCGGGTTCCATTAAACGGATTACCCACCCGGCTAATGTCTACTTGTTGTCCGACGCTGTATTCGTGCAAGTTACGGGTCCAAAAACGAGCGACGTTATCCTTTAGCTCGACGGCCACAATTGAGGCCCGATGCAAGTTTAGGAAAGATTTTAAGACAAGCTCGGCGGAATCCATGACGCCCTCTAGGGTTTCGTCTGGGTAAATGTCGCCAACGCCTAGGACGGCTTTGAAATCATCGATATCGATGAGTGACATTTTTTATTCCTTTCGAGTGGGGGTGATGGGGGCCGATCAGGACCAAACGGCCCCCATCACTAGGGGCGACTAGCTGACGGTGATTGCTCGCATAGCTGTCGGGTACTTGTTGGCTAGAGCTACGAAACCGTAGACGGCAATTTCGACCGTCATGGTGTCGATTACGTTAACGCGAACCTGAGCGGTTCCGCTTTCGTAAAATGCCGCGTAAGCACTTGGGTAAGCAAGGATATTAGTTGCGCCGATGTTGTAATCGGTAACTAGATCCAAGCCCATAACATTTCCGCGCGACATAATGTTTGTGCCGGCTGCGTTAGTTGTTGGGCCTACTGCGTTAAATAGCGGACGATCTGCATCGTCTACTGCGGCTAATAGTCCGGCGTATTGTGTTGAGCCAACTAGTAGACGGTTAGGGTTAAAACGCATAACGGCGGCTGAATCTGCGATCGCGTCGGCGATAGCTGCAACGTAACCGGTTCCGCCTGATGCGCCGCAACCTGCGATGCCCTCGGTGAACGCGTATAGATCGGTCTGCTGTGCGTATGATGCCGCAAGTCCGCGCAATAGCTCGTCTAAGTATGACGGATCTGAGCGTTCCAAAAGCTCGATCGATACTCGTTGCTGGCCTGCAAACTTAACCACGTCAACAACTAGATCATCGATCTCAGTCATTGTGTCGGATGGTGTTGCCAATTCGTCGGTCTCTGCAACGGTTGGAAGTACCTGCCAACGTGGAATACGGAATGACATACCGGCGGCTGGAAGTGCGCGGCGTTCGATGCTGTCAATAAATGGACGGGATGAATCGACGACGCCGATGATCTCGCGCATGTAAGGGACCGGGATTAGTCCAGCGTTGTCGGTTGTTGTTGCTTCACCGGCTGCGGTGACAAAGTCAATCGCTTCGCGGTTTCCGCGCTGGGCGGATAGCATTTTGTGAGCGAACTGGCCAGCGGTTAGTGCTGGCAATTCGCGCGGTGTGGTAAAAATTGGAGCTCCGAAAGACGAGGCTTCGATCTTTGATGCCTCAACTTCGGCAACTTCCTCGATTACCTCGATTGGTTGTTCAGTCATTTCGATCTCCTCGATCGTTTCGGTTTCATCGTCGGCGGATGCCGCGACTTGTGTTACCTTGGCACTGGCAAAAGCCGGGGACGTGACAAGGGAGACTTCGACGAGCTCGGCAGACTGGACGATTATGGTGCCATCCTTGACTGTGTGCTCGATTATGTTTGCACCTACGGAGATACCATCGCGCAAGCCGTCGGCGGCTTCCACTAAGACATCGGATCCGGCGGTGGTTTCGCTTATTTTCATTTCGCCCATGATGCCCGAGGGATTAGCTGAGTGGCTAACTAATTTTCCAACGGGACGGCGTCCGTCATGCTCTAAAAGGACCTTGACGTTTTCGCCAATGTGTAGCGATCCAGCTTCAAAAATGACCGGACCTAAACTTGTCGAACCTGATTGCCCAAACGGTACAATCTGCCCGTAGATGGTGCGTTTTTTACGATCTGCGGCTGTGATTGAGGTGCTAAACTCTAGTCTCATAAAAACGGTGTCTCCTGTGTTTGGGACGGTGGCGTTATGCCGTTGTCGTTGCTTTCCTCTGATCCTGATGGGCTTAAATCAACAAATCCACGAGCTTCGTCGCGTGTAATTACCCCGGACTCGTATAGGCGGATCGACATGTCTACACGCTCTACGGCGTTACCTCTAAGGAAGTCGTCAAGATCAAATCGGACGATCTGATTGCGAGGTGTGACATCGTCCATCGATAGACGATCCTCGATAACGGTTAGATAATTACGGAGGCCGAAATCCACAAGGCTACGGCGTTCGGATGCCACGTTGGAATATGTTGCGCTGGCGTTTTCGGCGTTGAGATACCATGCAGGGATCCCCATTAGTCGAGCGATCTCGCTAGAGAGATGTTGACGAGCTTCCACAAGCTGCATTTGAGCTGAGTCCATGCCAACGACTTCAAGCTTGATTGGTCCCTCAATGTAAGCGGTTGACCGTTCGCGACGAGCTCGGCGGAATGTGTCCATGACTGCCGATACCTGGTCCGACGGTAGGTTCATGCCCTCATTCATTAGGACCATTTGAGGGACTGGCTCGGCTGCCATGTTATAAGCGGCCTGCTCTAGTGCGATTGCGCTTGAAATAGTCATCCCGCCGCGAGCTAACACGCCCTCATCGATCGCATTGAAAACTATTAAGGAGCTTAAGCCCGACGACGGGACATTTTTGGAGTCAACTTGGTATCCGGTGATTAAGGTGCCGGATGAGTCAATCGTGGCTTGTACGCGGCGCGGATCAATGCGTCGAGCTCTGAATGGACGACCATCCTCCGGTGAAACGTCTAAAACTTGCAAGTATCCGACGCCGTAAAAAATCAGGTCGTCAACTAACCAAGTAATCGTATTAACACGAGGTAAGGCTGGGTCCGGCTGGATAATTAAAGTCCGGTTATTAATCTTTAGCCCGGTAATCTTGTTATAAGACTCCATCGGGATAGTACCGATAGATCCGGCGAGGATGTTGCGGGATCTGGCGATAGCCGGGACGGTCATGGCCTGCTCGCGTGTCGCGTAACGCAGATTAGGAAGTTGGCCCGGGAATGAAAACAAGTTTTCCATCTCTCGGGTAAATCCTGCCGATGATGTGACTTGTAATTCCCGAGTCGGTTCCGGGTTTATCAAACGTGTTGCGTTAAAAAATCCCACAAGGTTATCTCAACAACTAAATCTCTTAATTGCAACTAATGGGACGATGTGTTGCGAGTCGTTACATGCTGCGACCCCGCCGGGCCAAGACACGACGGGGTCACGAAGTTTATATACTAGCCGACGGCGGTGACGATTTGAGTACGCGGGACCTCGGCGTGTCCAACTGCCAGTACCAGGGCAACGGCGGCCGAGATCGGACTCTGACTAGCTCGACGGGCAATCCTCCAACCCCCATCCGAGGCTGGACGCCTCGCACACGCGACCAAGTGATCTCGGAGTTCCGATTGTCCCGCATGGACTAATCGTTCCGAGTTCATAGCTGAGGCGGTGACGTCGCATAGTGTCGCAAAATACGCGGATCCCCATGAGTTTTCCTGCATACGGATACCGGCCTTTTGTAGATGCGGCGCAACAAACCCGGCCGTCGCTGGATCATAAGCAATTTGTCGGGCTTTGTATTGTCTTGCCAATACTGCAATCTCGGAGGCTAGTTCGCGCTCGCCGATCGCGTTATCCTTGACCCAACGATGTAAAAAGATCCGTAAGCCGTCGGGGTGCTCTTGCGCTGACACAAGATAAGCCTCGGTTCGGTTAAAGGTTAGGTCTAGGCCCATCCAAGTCGGCAAGGTCGGATCCATCGTCAAATTAAGATCGAGCCCAAGATCAAACGCCTCGATATTGAACGGACTGTCGAGAGCTGCTCTCCAACGGCACAAAGTCTCAGTCTCAAACACGTCGGCCGAGTTTCGATTAAACGAATCCTCTAGATCCTGCTCATTGATTAGATGCCCAAGTGATGGATTAGCTTGACGCCAACCTCGACGGTCGGAGATCTTTAGATCCGGGGCCGCGCTCCATTCCCAATATCCGAATCTCTCGGAGTTGGCAGACATCGCCGAATCCCGTAGCGTGTTTAGGACTACCGAAGTATCATCCCCGGCGTTAGAGCTTGTCCAAAGTTGGGAGTTTTTGCGAGCTCTTAGAGTTGGCTCGGCGGCCGCCCAAGTCGATGGGCTAATCTCTCGAAGTTCGTCGATGTAGAGCAGATCGAGCGTCTTACCTCGCGCGGCTCTTGGCGTGGCTGAGATTATGTCCATCCGGCGGACGGTGTGGCAACCCGGCGGGCAAGGGTTGGGATAATGCTCGCACCAAATCTCTAGACGCTCCTCGCCATGCGATCGGTTTTCCTTTTTGAGCCGTTCCCGGAGGAATGAGTGAGAGTTAATGACGTCAACCATGTTGCCCATAGTTTCGAGGCTTTGTTTACGGTCTTGGGCCATGATGCCGATCCGCTTGGTATTGAATACAAACAAGCTCGATAGCAAAAGGGCTCGGACTGTAAATGTTTTCCCATTTTGCCGGGCGATAATTAGGTTGCAAGTCTTACGTCGAAATTGGCCTTTATCGTTGACCGCTAGTCCCTGATCTAAAACGTACTTTTGCCAATCAAGTAGTGGCTCGTTTGCTAGGTCCATTAATTGACTTGCTAGGGGTCCGAGGCTTGGCCCGCTTAGGGGCATCGTCTCCACCCGGGGACGAGACAATCCGTAGATAGGCTTCGGAGAGGGACTTGACATCGGTTACATCCTTAACGGCTTGGGCAGGTTGTTCGGATCTAGATTTGGGAGTCATGTGTAGCGATTCCATAATCGAGTGGAGTCTAGAGAGCAGGGGAGCCAAGTCTTTCGTCTCTCCGGCATCGAGTAACGAGTCGCATAAACGAGCTACGCGCAAGAGTGCCGCGATGGCTCCATTATCTGCCGGCTTCAAATATTCGCCATTATTAGCAAGAGCGATTCGGCAATTATCCTCAATGGTTGGA